TTTCGTAGCAACATCACAAGTGTATTCGGGAAGTATTTCGTTCGGGTCGAAAACATCATATCCGAGGAGCATAAGGAAAGGCATAATGAGTACAGTCTTGGTCGCTTCCTCCGTCATATCGGGGAATTTGGAAATATGCTGTGACACTCTGGTTTTATACGCGCGGAAATCGTCTGTGAACATAATTGTACCTCTTTCCTTTAAAATTTCTTATAACTGCCGATAACTTTGCCGACAACGCGCAGCCGCGTCACCTCCGCACCGTCGAAACGCTGCACGGGATAGTCCTCGTTTATCGACTGCAATTCTATCCATGTAGAACCATACACTACTTTTTTCACAAGACCCTCGTCGCCGTCAACTAACACAACGGCAATATCTCCGCTGTCGACCGAGGTCTGACGGCGTACTATAATAATATCACCGTCCTCGATCTTCGGATACATGCTGTCGCCTTTGACTTTTATAGATATTGTGTCCTCAACGTCAGCTGTATTTGTGATTACAACGGGAATGTAGTCTATGACTTCATCGCTGGCATATGCTCCGAATCCCGCCGAAACGTTCTCAAATACGGGAATGTTGTAGATGTTTCTACTGCCCATAACATAGGAGATGTTGGAGGGCTCGTGGGGTTCGGCGTTCTCTTTAACAAAAGTGACCGGAGATACATTAAAAATTTCAGATAATTTTTTTATGGTAGCTCGCTTAAGATTCTGAACAGAGCCGTTTTCCCACTTTTGAACCGCCGCTTTCTGAACACCTACCATTTCGCCAAGCTGTTCCTGTGTCAAGCCCTTTTCGGTGCGCAGTTTACGAATATAATTACCTATTTCATTCAAATGTATCACCTCTTTGCATTACATTGTATCATATTTTTATATAGTTGTCAAGAGATTTTAAAAAAAATATAAAAAAAAGATACAAAACCTATTGACAAATCTTTAAAAGTGTGTTAAACTATAAATATCCTAAAAAGATACTCGGAGGTGATGTGATGAATAAGAACAAGCTGCGTGCGGTTATAGCTGATCACGGTGAAAATCAGGGAATTCTTGCGGACGCTTTAGGAATGTCACGCGTAACTCTTTCGCGTAAAATTAACGAGAAAAAGCAAACAAAAGGATTTTCTCAACCCGAAATCAGCGCGATTATAAAACGTTATAACCTCACGCAGGAACAAGTTGCAGATATTTTTTTTGCCGACTGAGTATCTAAATAAGATACAAAAGGCGATTTCTCAGCAACTTATTTTATCCGAACGGAGAACTTATTGAATACGCGGCAGAGCTTTGCCGCGAAATAAACAGCTGACAACTGTACAACCACCACAAGCATACAATTAAACAGGAGGTGCTATTATGGCAATTATTAAGACATTCAGAGCGAAAAACGGGGCGCTTATCGAGGTAGACGACGCATGCATCGCGGGTGTTCCCGAGGAGGAAATGAAAAAGCGCAAACAGCGCGTTCTCGATGTTGCGCGGGAAATGGCGATAAACAATGAGATCCGTCGCCGTCTTGCGGAGCGCGAGGCGCTTGAAAATGCCGCGAAGTAAATTCGCAAGGACGTTTAAAGGGCGGACAAGCCCTATTATGGAGGTGTAAACAGTGGGATTTACAAAAGATCGGCTCCTTTATATCATTAGAGTACTTAACATGCGCAAGTGCGACGTTGAAGCAAAAGCGGTGAAGTATATGGATATGCGCGGCGACCGCACCGACAAAACAAAGATTGCGTGGTTGGACAAGCTGCTGACGGATTGCGAGCATGAGATAATCATGATCGAGGCGTCGATAGCGGACACGAAAGTAATGTTGGATCAGATAGTACGGGAGGACAAGCCATGAGTGAAAAGGAAACCAAGCAACGGCTTATCATCACGAATATTCTGTTCTGGCTCGGTTTGTTGGTACTGTTTGGCGCAATAGGTCATACGGATTATCTGAACGATCAGCATATTACATACGGGATCAAGGAATTATGGACCTCACTGGGAAAAGGGGTCGACGGACTGTTGCTTATGATAGCGGGAATGTACGTTGGTCGCAATCTGGAGTTTGAGGACGAGGAAAGCGAGGTATACGACGATGGACGAGATTAAACTCAAGCCGTGCCCGTTCTGCGGCGTGTCCGTGTCCGCATTCCGCGGGACGAAGAACGTTACGTTTTTCCTTTGCTCCAATGAAGAGTGCCGGGCGCTCGTCAGTTTCGGCGGCGATAAGCAAGTAACTCCCGACGCGGTCGAAGCGGAAAATCCTATCAAAAACTTCAATAGGAGGGCTGATAATGACACATTACATTGACGCGGATTTGCTCAAAAACACTATACAATCGGCAGTTAAAGATACCAATGACAGATTAAAGGACAGATTAGATAGCGAAAATCTCGAAATACTTGAAATGATTAAGGATCTTTTTATTGAAAGCATTGATCTTATGCCTGCCGCCGATGTTCGCCCGGTTGTACACGGGCATTGGATAAGCACTGCGAATACTTGGACACACGATTTGAACGAAGCAAGCAGACAAATTTTTCGTTGTTCCATATGTGGCAGGTACGTAAACGTCAAAGGATCGTTTTGCAATTGTGGCGCGGTAACGGACGGAAACCCCAATAATTGGATTTCAATATCAGAGCAAATGCCTCCCGAAAATCAAATTGTTGACACAAAAATAGACGATAAAAACGGGATCAGAAATGAAACACAGTTGGTTTTCTACAAAAATCTTTGGTGGTTTCCTGATAAATCCATGTATGTCTATTATTCGCCTACACACTGGAAGCCTAGTACGAAAATGGACGGAAAGGACATCGAATGAAAATAATACCAATAACCTTTAGAGAGGCAACCGAGTTTGTGGAGCAATATCACAGACACCATAAATCTCCGCAGGGCTGTAAGTTTTGTATCGGCTGCAAAGAGGGAGAACAGCTTGTTGGCGTAGCGATATGCGGCAGACCCGTAAGCCGACACCTTGACGACGGCAAAACGCTTGAAATCACTCGCCTGTGTACAGACGGAACGCGGAACGTCTGCTCTAAACTGTATGGCGCGTGTGTTCGTATCGCTCGCGAAATGGGGTATGAAAAGGTTATTACATACATTCTTGCAAGCGAAAACGGTGCAAGCCTCAAAGCCTCGAATTTCGTTTGCGAGGGCGAGGCTGGCGGCACAATCTGGACAGGATCGCGAAAGCGTGACAACGGAGTTCCGCAAGAGATGAAGCAAAGATACGTTTATTTTATTGACAGAAAGGGTGTGTGAAATGGGATATTTTCCTAATATTATTCGCGGAAAAGTGAAAGACACCGGCTATCCAATAGACGGTCGCGAACTTTTTTTCTCAACGTGGGATTACGACAATTACGAAAGCTATCATCTTGCCAGTTGGAACAAAGAAGATGATGAAGCTGTTATGCTGACTATGCACCAGAGCGAGGAAGAAGCTGGAATCTGCTTATATGACAGTTTGGAGAACTTCGCGAAAGCGTGGAAAGCGGGAGAATACGAGCCGGAATGCACATTCTGCCTCGCTCCCGACAAAGTAGAATTATTGAAAGTTATACAAGGAGAGAAGCTGTCAAGCGGCGAAGGTACGAAGATGGATGGAAAGGACGTGACACAATGACAAGATACCACTTCGACGATATCGACGGCACCGTCGACGAGATCGACACAGACGAAGAGCTCCGCCGCGAAGAAGCCCGCGAGGAGGCTGCCGCGGAGGAATACGAAGCGTTTCTCGAACGGGAATACATCAGAGAACATTACGGGAGGTGATAGCAGTGATTAAACCACAGATGAAGATCCCTCCGGCAACACCCGGTGAGGTAACGGAGAAATACACATTGGCAGTCAACCTTAACTGCAAGATCAAGGCTGCCGCACAGTTGGCACAACAGTCGCTGTACGAGATGTGCAGCGGATTTAAGAAAATGCGTGACGACAAGCTGTATAAGGAACTGGGTTACTCGGATTTCGGAGATTATTGTGAACAGGAAACGGGTTTAAGCAGACAAAATGTGTATAAATATATAGCTATTGTTGAAAAATTACCGAGTGATTTTGTCGCCCCGGGGCGACAAATCGGATACAAAAAACTGTATCTTTTGACCACGCTTTCCGAAACGGAGCGCATCGAGATCACGCAGAACAATGACGTAGAAAACACCTCCGTGCGTGAATTGGAGCGCCAGATCAAGGAGCTTCGAGACAAAAACACCGCTGCCGAGCAGGAGAAGATCGCGCTTGAAAGCAAGATCAAGGAGCTTGAGAACCGACCTATCGAAACAGTGATAGAACACCACGAAAAAATACCCGCCGGGTGTATTGATCTCAAGGCATACGAAAAGACGGTAAGTGACTATAACGAGAAACTCGAGCGCGCGGACGGCGAGTATATCGAGATGAAACGCGAGCTGTCAAAGGAGATCGACGAGTTAAAAAATCAGCTTGACAACTCCCGAAAGAGCGACAGCATGAACGATGTGTTCACGGCATATCGCGTAAGTGCGGAACGTGCGATAAATGCGCTTGCAAAGTTCGTTGCTGACCATTCGGAATACGCGGGAATGGCGGTGGAAATGCTAGAGAATCACAAGAAAACATTGGAGGGGTTAAGATGACACTTTATGAGATAAATGCGCAGATCAGGGCATTTCTTGAGGAGAACGTCGACCCCGAAACGGGCGAGGTGCTGAATCTCGACGCGCTTGGGGACCTTGAATTGGAGCGCTCGGCAAAACTTGAAAGCTATGCGCTTGCGGTCAAGAATTATGATGCGGAGATCGCGGCGGTCAAAGCCGAAGAGGATAATCTCAAGGCGCGCCGAGAACGCATTAAAGCAACGCGGGACAAGCTGTATCAAACACTTCTTGAGGAACTGCGCGGCGAAAAGATGAGAACTGCACGCGTTCAGATAACATATCGGAAAACGCAGTCGACTGAGGTCATCGACATCTCGGCCGTACCGGATAAGTTCCTGATACCGCAGCCGTCCAAACCCGACAAGACCGCAATAAAAGCTGCTATCAAGGCGGGCGAAAACGTAAGCGGTGCCGAGCTGCGCGACAATATTTCAATGATTATTAAGTGAGGGAATTATGAGTATTTTTGAATCCGTAACACGGAAAAAATCCAAAGCCCGTATCGCGCTTGTCGGACCGTCGGGAGCGGGTAAAACGCTTTCGGCGCTTTATCTGGCGTATGGTATCACGGGCGACTGGGGTAAAATCGCGCTTATTGACACAGAGCACGAGCGCGCCAGATTTTATGCGGAACGTTCCGACCTCGGTACGGGAGTGTTTTTGTATGCCGCGCTTAATCCACCGTATTCGCCCGAGCGTTATATAAGCTACGTCAATCAGGCGGCGGAGATTGTCGGAGAGGACGGCGTTGTTATCGTCGACAGCTTCTCGCACGCGTGGGATAACGAGGGCGGAGTTCTCGATATCAAATCGCAGATAGCCAAACAAAAAGGAAAGAACGACTACACGGCATGGGACGAGGCGGGAAAAATCCAGAATAATCTGCTGAATACGATCCTCTCCGTTCCGTGCCATACGATAATTACAATGCGCACCAAAATGGCGTATGCTATGGAGGAAAACGACCGCGGCAAAATGCAGCCTGTTAAGATAGGGCTTGCTCCCGTGCAGCGCGAGAACGCTGAGTATGAGTTCGACGTTGTTCTTCAGATCGGGCGCGACCATATCGCGAGCGCGTCAAAGGACACAACGTTTCTAGACAAGTGGAGCGGCATTATCACTCCCGATCTCGGGAAACAGCTTGCGGAATGGCTTAATAACGGCGCTGAACCCGTTAAATGCGCGGACTGCGGTATGCTTATCACAGCGAACACGAAATATTCCGTAACGCAGATCGCCGAAAAATCGTCCGCGATGTTCGGACGTATTTTGTGTTCATCATGCGCCAAAAAGGCGGTGAATAATGAACAAGCTCCGACCGTATCAGAATGACCTCGTCGAGCAGCTTAGGCAGTCTTGGCGCGAGGGTTACAAAGCGCCGTGTATCGTGCTTCCGTGCGGCGGCGGAAAATCCTGCATACTCGCCGAGATCGCGCGGCGCACTACCGCGAACGGAAAGCGCGTGATGTTCCTCGTCCACCGCCGCGAGCTCGTGGAACAAATAACGCGAACGTTCGTCGGATGGGGAGTGAATATGCTGCTGTGCGATATTATGATGGTACAGACGGCGGCGCGGCGGCTCTCTAAGCTGAAATCTCCCGCGCTGATAATGACGGACGAAAACCATCACTCCCCTGCTGCAAGCTACAAGAAAATTTACGAGCGTTTCCCGAACGTGCTGCGCGTGGGAGTTACCGCAACGCCCGCGCGATTAGGCGGCGGGGGTCTTGGAGACGTCAATGACAAATTGCTGGTCGGTGTTTCGGCAAAGTGGCTTATTGAAAATAACTGCCTTGCGCCATATGATTACTACGCGCCCGACATCGCTGACCTTACGCAGCTTAAAACTCGGCGCGGCGAATATGTCACCTCCGATATCGAAAAGGCGATGATAAAAAAGGCGGTTTTCGGCGACGTTATTAAGTATTACAAGAAGCTCGCTGACGGCAGGAAAGCGATATGCTACTGCGCTTCGGTGAACCACAGCAAGGCTACCGCCGAGAGCTTTCACGCCGCGGGAATAGCGGCTGCGCATATCTACGGCGACACGCCCAAAGAGCTGCGCGCGGCGGTCATACGAAAATTCCGTGACGGGGAAATAATGGTGCTTTGCAACGTCGACTTGATAAGCGAGGGCTTTGATGTTCCCGACTGCGAGTGCGCTATATTGCTCCGTCCTACACAGTCGCTCACGTTGTATATTCAGCAG